CTCTGGTTTTATAATTTTATTATGAATACTTAAAAGACTGTTTAAGGCTCTGCCCACCATACGGAAGGTTTTATTTATAACCCTCTTAAATCCGGTAAAGTCACACAACATGCTCATGTTTAAAAAATAAAAGCCAAGGCTGCACTCATCTAAGAATTCTACAAAGAAGATCTAGTCGTTGACGAAGTTAAAATCGCAAAGATGATGAAGCCCAAACTCACGAATGATGATATATATCATGACGAGTTTCAGATCGAAATTGCTAAACGCAAAAACGTGCTATAAGGAGTAAACAAGAAAAAATGTGCGCCAGGCACAGTACTTATGTAAAGCACCCAAGAAGATTTCGATCGAAAGTCACAAGCACTGATAGAAAAATATAAAACCAGAGAAGTACTTGTGACTACCACCATGTCATTCGCATAACATTCATAACAATTGAATTACAAAATGTATGGTGTAGATCAATTAGAACAGGTTGATGTGGACCTAATTGAATAAGACCTATTGAAAATGCCGGAACCCGTGTAATTTAACGACTCGTTGATACTCAGAAGTACAATTACATTCACGGCTACCAACAATCTGAAACAAAATACAGGAACTCTGCGCATAAACAATTGCCCAGAAGGATTTTGTGGTTTGTACGCTTTAGCATGGCGTACCATAATAGGCGATGAAGATGCACCAATTGACAGAATGTATTTTGAAGAATATGAAGAGCAAACTGCTTTTTATATGAGAAATTTGAAGAAAACTTGGGCAGTAATCGGAGAGGACAAAGAAACGGGAGGCATGCCCATCGCAAAACTCAACGAAATATGCTAAATGATGGGTGTCAAATGCTAAAGTTGGAGAGCTTGGTACATCATGCATTCAAGAAAAACAGTTACCGAGTTCAACAATGAAGAAATATAAAGCAGATTATCATTTACCGTTATATATATCGAAATCAAAGATGCTAATGGTAAGCCGACCGGATAAGGCCATGTCTATACATTAGACAATCCTAGAAGGACAGCTGGAGCATATCTTGCTTATTAAGACCTTGCAAACGCTTTGGAACTTTATGCTAGGAATCCTGGCTCATATGAAGTTATCGAACGCAAGGTAAAAAGAGCGGGCTTTAAAAGAGATACTGCCAAACCCAAAACTCAACATCAAATCAATATGCGTAACATAGCATAATGGATTAAGAAAGACGATATAGAAGCATAATTAATATAATATGTTTCTTCAGAATTCATGTCCACTATGCTACAAGGCATTAGAGGCGATGATGCAGTGCCGCTCAAAAAGCCTGACAATATCACGGAATGGTATTTGTTAGCTTCATCAATGAAAAGCAAATTTCCTAATATCTGGACGGAAATTAAAATAACAGAAATGGACAAAGCAGACATGCAAAGAAAAAAACCGCCAGAAACGAAATACGTCATGAATCTCCTCGACCTTGGATACGCAACAGAATCAGGTTATGGAAGTGAAGAATCCGTTGAAATTGAAAGAGTTATATAATCGCCTAAAAAAGAAAACAAAGTAAAAGAATACAAGAGAAAGGTTAAACCAGAAGAAGCATTCCCCAGCCTGGATGATATAGCTAAACAAGATGCCATAACAGAGCGAATGAGAGAAAGAAGTACGATCATGCTGGGTCGTTCAATCGCAACTGTTAATACCGCAGTAGAAACTAAAAGAAGAGTTTCAGGGTTTCCTGAAATTATGAGCGGAGGGGAAAGTAGCGAGATAGTCAGAGCAGAACACAACTATAAAAGAATTGAAGAATAATTGTTCGCCAAAAAGATATCTGAATTTATCGACGCTAAACAAATTTGTATGAGACCGATGATGTAAGGAATACCGGTCAACATGACACCTATGCTATATGGAATGCATTGCACTCCGTCCATATAATCAGCATACAAAGATAGGAGTAGCAGACCCGTTAGCGTAGTTAAAGGTTGCTTATTTGGTACCAGTTATCAAATCGTAGCTCCCATGAACGGGCCATCATTTTCAAAAGATTTTCAATCTCTCATATCGGCATATGGACAAGACGTCAGCAAAAAAGCTAGAGAATTCGGAGGTCATCAATCGGGCGGACATGGAGCTATGAGATATTTAGCTTAAGAAATGCAGCACAAAATGATATCATAATTTTTGAAGGGTATGATCATAGATTCACCAGAAGACTTGAATCATACTAATTGGGTTAACAATACTTCAAAACATTATCTTATCATAGATGTCGGCTCAAAGTACAAGCACATGCAAACAATGTTAAACAACTTGTACACAATTAGTGTAGAAACCATACCCATACAACATTTAGACGACAATGGTTTTTGCATAAACCCTGACTATTTTGGCGACGACAGCTAAAATGGTGTAAAAGATCGAGCATCATTCAAAAATTATATCGATACAGCAAAGGGTTATATAGAGGCAGAAAAACAGGTTTTTAGACAGAAGATCAATGCCGCTATTAAAAGGTTTGAAGTAGAGATGTACAATAGCGCTCGTAACTTACCTAATGTTTTAGCTTTAGTAACAAATTTTGTTGCTCAGGTCAGAGCAGAGAGGGATAGATTTGCTCATCAAACCGAAGTGACGTTCTCTGTACCTACGAAATGGTTCATGACAGTCACAAATGCGATAATGAATAAAATGACAAATATTATTCATTTTGTCGCCGTCAGACCCGCAGAATCTGACTATGATGTTGCCTACCATGCTAATAACTAAGAACAATATCTAAATTTCAATGCTGCTTACATGCCTCAATATTAATTACACAAAATGAGGTTGTAAGAACTTGATTTGGATGATGTTGTTATGTAGATATAAAACAGGTGTGGCTAACTTCAGATGCCAACACCAGGTGGGAAGGCAGACCTAAAGTTGTCGATGAATTTTTTTGATAGTCTCTATTATTTCAATAAAACAGAGCTTGTCATGACCATGAATTCGATAACTTAAGCGGAACCTTCTTGGCATGATGCATAAATTTTCGTCACCGGGATGAACTATATGCCTTTCAATGGTAGGTATATTGGTCCTTCAGGTGAATGTTAATGGACGGTATACACAGATGTTGATGCAGATGCAATAAAAGATGACGCAACACCTATATCGAACAAAATAAAAGACATCTTTAATGCTGCATCAATTAAAGTTTTGTCGAGGTCAACAGGATAATATTATGAGCACGGATTATACACCATGGATAAAGCTCAGACAGTCATTGACCTAGGTTGGTTACAAGTTTTCGCTTCGTAACTAACTCCAGCTTCACTAGTGTAAAATTGGCGTCGAGAATACACCTTCAATACGCCTATTACTTACAGCATATAATTCAAATGGATGTCACAACAGACCAAATAACGTGAAGCCACTTACGGTACAAATCTAGACTTCGGTCTATTCGACGCTTCAGCCGATATTCAAATTGGAGCATATTTTTTAAAGTTAGTACAAAAACTCAGCACACAATAAAGAGTTCGTCAGAACATAAAACATTTTGGTATTAACTCATATATCTATAAGCCTTATTTTAGCAATGAGTAATCTAGAGCTATCGCTTACGCCATCGACCCCAAACATTGGTCTGACGTATAGTTGGCATTAGGGAATAGATTGTATGGAGTCGATTTGAAGATAGTTAACGACCCCGTTAATATGTTGTCAGAAATACAACATAAAAGAGAAAGCACATCTGCAGCTATTGAAATTTACACTGCTTCATTCCTTAAGATGTGTCTATCTGGTTCTTGTGCAGCCCTATTTTATTTAGCGCCCGTAGTCGCAATACCTACTTTGCTTCCTGTAGTTTTAGGAACAGTAGCTTGTAGTGCGATATAAGAATACGCGACGGTTAAATATCATAGAGCAACAATGAAACCCCTTTCAATATCTAATGTGACAAAAGATTTGACATACAATGTAACAGATTTGATATTAAAGGGTCGCAAGAACGCTTAAGGACAAACAATGGTAAATCCTAGGCATATAGGGCATGCGATAAGCCCTCAATTGATTAGAAGGATCTATAAATTAAAGAAATTATAGAGGATAAAAGTAAAAGTTAAAAAATCTAATCAAGTGACTAAGGGTGGCCACCATATTCTTATAAAAGATCCTAACGAGATAAAAGAATTTTTGCCAGGCACCGTAGTCCAAAATAAAGCAGAATATACATAAATGATGAAAGATTTGTCATTTATTGTAAGAGAAGATAAATACGCAGCCATAGATAAAGGTAAATTAGTATCTATAAGACAAAGTGCTATGACGCGTAGTTCTGGCTTTAATATTTTAGTTGGAGACGAACAAAGTGAATCATACGAGTTCTCAACTAAACATATAATAAATTTGTAGCACGCCATACATAGACAATGTAATGTCAAACACGTTGCTTCACCAGCGTATCTCAAAGACTTGAGAGTGACAGTTGACAAATTTATCAAGTGGTTTTAAAAGAATTCCGAAGAATTATTAGAAAATTTCGAAGTCAAACCAATATGGACATTCGGATTAGACCACAAAGATTGGAAAACAGATAAGCAATAAAAATATACTTAGAACATCGTCAGTTCGGGTATGGGCTTATTAAACCAAACTCAGATAGGATACAACCTTATTGTTAAAGCTGGAGAAACCTATTTGACCGGTGAAGAAGTAATTGACGACGGAGTAATTTATGGAGGGGCGAAAAGACCTCGGGCAGTTTGTGTCCCACTAGAATCACTATGTTCCATACTTACAGCTGTATAGAGTTAACTGTGGCCCGTATTACACGAGATGATGCCAGGATTCATACACGCAAAATCAAGTCATGAGATTCCAGACGTATTTAGACAATATGTTGACGACACCTTTAGCGCCATTACAACAGATTACAAATCATACGACGCTACGTAGAGTTATGGACTTATGATGGAAATTGATTACAGAATTTGGGACGAATGTTTGAGACCTTTTGTTGAAAGAATTATATACGATCCCATGAATCAATCAGCATTAGACCCAGAGCTAGTCTTACAATAAACTATGGCAGCTGCTACTACATTCACCTAATCTTTATTTATCCAAACTCTCGTAACATCAAATTTCGAGAAATGGACTGATGAAGAAGAGAATTTGTTTAAGAAAATGAGAAGTTAATATCCTAAACAACAATACACATTAATTAAATTATTGGGTACGGTTTGTTCAGGGCATTCTACTTAGACTACTCTAGGTAACACTATGAGAGTCCTTTTAACAACTTTTCACAGGTTTATGTAGCTTAACATTGAAACGCCTTGGGACTACTCAGTTAAAAAATAAGCTTATGTGTTTGCTTCAGGAGATGATAGAGTTATATTTGCAAAAAGATAATTAATCAATCCTATTTTTGATGCCTTGATGGCTGAAACGTCGAGGACTCTTGAATAACCTTCTGAACTTGGCATGACATTGAGAGAGATTGAAGTAAGTAGAGCACACGAGATAAAATTCTTAAGCAAAATAACTTTCGGCTAAAATATGGAAGATTTAGTCATGAGCTAAGATTTGCTGAAAACTTTAGTCAAGAAATAATTTGTGACGCGCAAAAACATACAAATGTTTGAAGAGCCTAGATTGCACGCATACGCAATATACGAAGGTATAAAGGCTTAAAAATTATCCAAACTCTTAGAAGTATTCTTACTTGCTAGAGTAGGCAAATTTTTACCAGATCACAGATAAAAGATTTTAGTTCAAAAATATATCCAAGATAATAGATATCAATTAACGGGGAAAAATTACGATTATAAACTAGAAAACGATATAAACAATTACCTTGGTATAGGATGGAGTGACTTACCCTAAGACAACAATGTCGTCCTCAAAGGCAGAAAACAAATTATATTTATGCCAGATTCTACAATTAAGAACTAAAAAAACCTTAATCTAAAGAAAGAAAAAAATTTTTACGACAAAGAAACCAAAAAGACATACTAAGTAAAAGAACAAGGTAAAGATTTATAAAGATTATTTAATGGACCGAAAGAAGCAACCAAAAGCACCGTTAATATTCCAAGAAATGACGGGCCAGGAGAAAATGCTTTTCGCAAAGCACCACCCGGGAGTAACAGAAGCACCCTATATTAATAACGGGGAAATGACCGCACTCAGAACGGGCGTGGTAAAGAGCAACTTGTTCATAGGAACTTGCCTAGACCTGGACGGCCAAAACCCCCCAATTAAGGCGCCAATAGGCACACGATCGTACGTTATACTAGCCCTTTCGACGAGTTTTAGTGTGCTGCCTCAAGTTTCGGGATAACTCTCCGCCAAGCCATCAGGCTTTATGATATGGCAAACAGACGACCCGAAAAAGTCGTTTCTAAACGTAGCTTATTCGTTTACGGACGTAAACTCTTATTCGCTAGCGGACCTATATCAGAGCGACGGGTCAGCCCTAGGAGAGAATCAATTTGTTTGGGCAACAGATTTTTAGATGGTTGTGTCAACCCCGATTGCGGACATATGTGGAACTTAGACGCAAGTAGAAGTCCCTTTGACCTCATTCGTGGATTTTAACACAGCGACCACTCTGAACATCAACAACGTCATGACGTTGAACCCAACGACTAAAGCATTGACAGCGGATCGTAGGTTTAGGATAGTGAGTTCAATAATCAATAACGCGATGCCGTTCGGACTCAATCCTCAGACTTAGTTAAGTATGACTCCATTAGCTTCAGAGACCGTACAGATACTTATTCTAAACAGAGCTAGCATGTCCTTGAACAATGGAGCTTTAGTCCCCTATAACATATCCATTAAAATCTCCAGTAATTGGGCTTGCACGCCTAAGATGACGGACGCATTTATATCGAACTTGTTATCAGATCCTGTGACCTAAGTGGGTGCTTAAATTAGTTATAATCCCAATATAAAGGCTCCAGTCACAGAATCATTTGGGATGCGTGCATGGAATTGGCTTAAGAAAGCCTATCAAACCAG